TAGTGGTCCCGCCACATCTGCAGGTAGCAGATTAAAAAGCGCTATTGCCGCATCGCGGATTTCACGTTCCAGTTTTTGAAGTGGAGCTCCAAGTAATTTGGCCTGGTGCGCTTCGTTACATTCTTTAATAGCGCTGGCCACCAGCTCGGTTTCAGTTAATCCCCTTTTCAGGTCATGCTTTCTGGCTATCTCTATAGGCATGGCGTCAGCAATGGCGGATGACAGTCGAATCACATAACTGGTGTACTTCTCAGACCCCCCTTCATTTTTCAGATATCGGTAGAGATTCTGCTTATTGACGCTGATCCCTCTCCCGTTTTGCTTTTCCCACTGTTCGGCCACCAGCTGCGCAATAGTGTCTTGCGCACGCCCGGGTAAGGTTGCCTCCCACTCCTGAACCGCTGCAAAGATGGTCTGGCATTTAACGCGGTCCCGGCGCCGCGGTACATACTGATTTTCCGTTTTCAGTTGCATACCCATAATGGGGGTATGATTTTTAAAAGAGATGGTTTGCATAGTTAGCCCTTAGGAAGTCCGTCAGTCGGATTTGGGTAGAGATCGGGTCTAAGCTCATGAGGTGTTACCTGCCAATCCAGAACCCTGCATGCGTTGAGTACCTCAGTACTTGCAACCTGAGTTCGAAACCAGACCGATACTGTTTGAGAGTTCTTCCCCAAACGGCGAGCCAGCTCAGATTGGCTGCCGCAAAGGGAAATGATTTTCTTTTGAACAGTTTCTTGCATGTTTCCTCCTAAATATTTATCACATAATTGATAAATAATTTGTCAATGTCAAGAAACTTAATCAGTCACAAGTGATAAGAAACTTTGTATGCTTGATTACTGGTTTGATTTGGATGCGAATATGAACTTCGAAGAACGGCTGTTAAGAGCTCTTGATGAGGCTGGCATATCTCAATCTGAGTTAGGCCGGCGAGTGGGTGTAAACTCTCAGACAGTCAGCAATTGGTGCAATACAGGTAACTTCCCGCGAAAGGAAAAACTAGAACTATTCCCGCAAGCGCTTGGAAAACCACTGTATTGGTTCTTTATGACGGATGAAGAAGAGTCTTCGTTACAGGCTGTCACAGCCAGCAAAACAGTACTAAATAAGAAGCAATTAGAATTATTAGAAGTCTTTGATCAACTCCCTGAAGTTGAGCAGGACAGATTTATTGAACTAGCAAGGACTCGCCTGGAAGAGTTAGATCGGTTTATGGCTGAGTTCCTAAGTAAGCGAAAAATCACCCCTCCCTTCGAAAAAGACTAAATCCTGCCACTGATAAGGCCGCTAACAGCGGCTTTTTTTATACCCCAAACCCATCAAATTTTACATTAAAACAATCATATCCATTTTTTATGTCAAAAAACATTGATAACTGACATATTTATTTGTAGTCTGATATTACAAATTCAGTCATCGAGGCAGGACGCCCACGAAGTAGCTGCCGGCGGCATACGAAACACCGGATGAGATGACAGCAATATCAATCGCAGCAGGTTCAACGTTCGGCTCCCCGGCCTTAAGGGAAGGAAATAGGTATGGCTAAAGCATACGAAGACTATTTTGAAAGCCTCGCTGAAGGTGAGGAGGCATTGAGTTTCAGCGAGTTTACCGCAGCACTTTCAGGTCAGCAGGCAGACAGCACCTCTCCTGAAAGGTAATAGATATCCGGCGCGCTTCGTGGTGGTGAATTGCAGGGTGAAAAAGCTCAATCGTGGAGATCAGCGTCACGACACCACCAACGAAGCGCGCCGACGTAGTGAAAATAAAATTCAGGGTTTGCAATGCGGTGAATGCGGCTATGCGCACGCGGCACAGTTAAAAAGGTAAACATGAGCGGTTTCCATGTTGCGGGAAAAAGCAGGTCGGTATCAGTTATTAACTGGCTGATACCACCGGGAGGCACCCGGCGCCGCATCGCAAAGTCTGATTAACGGTTAGTCAGCAAGTACCGTTAGCCGCGTTAAGGCTGGAGCTGAAATGAGTAAAAATGGCATTCGCTCAATAGTCATTTCGGTATGTATCGGGCTCATCTTTTGGGCTTTAGTTTCTAAACCTATCACGGAGTTTGTCACATGGTTGATTTCGCTCGTGTAACGACTGGGAACCAGGCAGTACGCCTTCACTGGATTACCGCAAGGATCCGCCAGCTCTGCTATTTCCTCGCCCAAAAAGGCGACCCAGAGGTAAACGCATGAGCACCCTGTACGTTCTGATTATCGGCGTCTGCGCGATTACAGGTGAATGCTCCGATGTTCTGACTGGCATTTATGAATCAGAGCAACAATGCGTTGATTCTGCCGCTGAGCAGCACGTCAAAGGGCAGTGTTTACCTTACAAACAGGCTTTCGCCTGGGCCGACGACCAACGGCCAGCAGTACGCTTTTAAACGAGTTTTGACCAATGGCTTTGCCAGCTTAATGCTCGGTGCACAGGGCATTGCGATGGTAATACCGCCATCACAACCAAACAGGAGACGAGGCCTGTTCTGGTTAAATTGGAAAAGTTGACTTTGCCCGTCTCACGGCGGGCCTTTTTCCCGGAGGCTTTATGTCAGCCAACGAACTGGCGTTGAAATTTAGCACCGCACCTGCTGAGCAACTCATCGGTGTCTTGCCTGTTCTTGAGGTCAAGGAAGCTCTTCATGATGAAGTTGAAGATGAGGTTCTGAATGAAGTTTGGATGGAACACAAACTTGAAATGGACGCCACAGAGGAAGTTGTAGATGCATTCGCTACGGCAATGAAACTGGCGCTGACACAATCTGCAAAAACAGCAAAAGCGACGTTACGAAAGGCGCTTAAGGAATATCCAGGCTACGGGCAGGAGCCATCAGCAGCCCCATAAAGCACAAAACCCGCGCAAGGCGGGTTAAGTACCCGGTCAGCCGACCAAAGCTTTCCGGAATCGAGTTTTGACCAATGACCACCACCAAGGCGGCTGCCATCAGCTGCCGGGTATCTTACAACCTGAAGGAGCCCGAACGCAATGAACAACTATGCGTACCTAATTAAAGCCAAAGCAAAGGTGACAGAAGCAAAAAGCTTTTTTTGCTGGTTTTCTGCAAAATCCGATTCTCGCGCTGAACGTGAAATCCTCAATATTCTCGAAGACGCAGGAATCAACGTTGGCCGTGGTGCTGACCACCAGCTGCCGATCCGCACTCACTGGTTTATCGTTGATGATTTACCAGAAGAAAGCGTTCTCGATGATACATGGTGTGACCGCTACGAACTCGGCGGCGAGGATGGAATCACCTGGCAGAAAATAACCCAACCCCCGGTTGAAGAAAAATCTCCTGTTGCTGAAAATGGTGCAATAACAAATTCTGAAGAGATTTATTCTAATGATGAAAATGCTCTATTCAGTCTTGCAGAAATGCCGTTCCGCACTCAATTGCTCGCGCAGTATATGGAACGTGACCGCCATGTTTACCATATCAGCATACCACTGCGTGACCGCCTGTCAGCTCTTGAAATGGATACCGACAACAACGCTATTCAAGATTTGATACTGGCAGCAGAAAACGTACCGGATATTAAAAAATATGATATGCCAGGCATCTGGAAATTCACCAGCGCGTTCAAAAAAGTATTTCCTGAAGGCAAGCGCTACGAACTCGGAAAAAAAGTCCAGTTTGCAAAGTTATGGTTCGAAACCAAAGCCATTGATCGCGGCATTCTCGTTAAAGAATGGACTGCAGGACATCAGGTTACCGAAATTATCCATTCAGGCGATACTGCCACGACTGAACGCTATACACGTGCCATAACTCAAAATATGGCTAACCTGGCTATTGAGATCGCCATTGCTCAACTTTATCCGAATGCAGAACCCGGGAAAATTACACGCCCTCAACTCATTGGCGCCAAGGAGCTGGTGGATCGCGAAGAGAATGTTCACGCAAAAGCCATGAAAGTTCTTGGCAAAATTAATGACATACTCGACTACGATGCCCATAGCATATTCGGCGTTACCCGTGCCATTAAATGGAATGGCGAAGAAAGCGCGTCAGAACTACGGGCAATGGTTCGTAACTGGCTCGCGGCTAATGGCATTTATGAAAACGGCGAACGCTCAAAAGGCTATCCGGAGTGGGAAGAAGATCCACGGGCTGGCCGTCACTCAAACACTACAGATTTAACCCGGGAGGATGTCGACAGGAAACTTGCAGCTGACCGCGGTGAGTACGTCGAAGGCATCAGCGACCCAAGCGATCCAAAATGGGTACATGAAGACCTGACCCAAAAAAGGCAGCCTGAAATTACCAAGGTCAGTCCAGGCATGTACTCAATTGAAAGCCTGATGGACACCCCCACTCCGAAAATCGCCGACGAAGAGGCCAGCAGTAATGTGCAGGTGGAAGAAAATGGCAGTAATGAAGTCGCGGATCCTGATGAAATATCAGAGAGCGAAAAGGCAAATGAGAACGCTACGGGCAACGCTGAGTCTGGTGTCGCGCCAGATGCCGTAAAAATTGAATCCGGTCATCATAATATTGAAGAATCACGTGCTGATTATGTTCACGTCATGGTGGATCTGGAAACCATGGGAAAAAAATCTGATGCCCCTATCGTCTCCATTGGTGCCGTAATATTCGATCCGGCAACAGGGATTATCGGCGAGAAATTTTACAAAGTAGTCAGCCTTGAATCTGCTGTTTTTTGGGGCGCTGAGATTGACCCATCAACGGTTATATGGTGGATGAAACAGTCGTCAGAAGCCCGTTCAGAAATTGCCAACGATAATGCCATTCAACTGGATGACGCCCTGCTCCAGTTCAGCGATTTCGTTCTCGAAAATATTCCCGGGGGTCGTAAAACGGCACAAATCTGGGGTAATGGTGCAACTTTCGACAACACCATTTTACGCTCTTCATATGAACTGGCATGTATTGACTGCCCGTGGGACTACTGGAATGACCGCGACGTCAGAACGATGGTTGAACTTGGCAAAGCTATTGGCTTCGATCCTAAAACCTCTATCCCATTCGAGGGTGAACAGCATAACGCGCTGGCGGATGCTCAACACCAGGCCCGGTACGTTTCTGCGATATGGCAACGTCTGATTAAAAATTGATTTTCTAAATTCAGCAGATGGCCCTTAAATGGGCCATCATTGGGAGGATAAATGTCGAGATTAGTTCTTCTTTCAGTATGGGCTGAACATGAATTTGGAGATCCGGTTCCTGCACCATCAACACTGAACAAGTACGCGAAGAATGGAATGATATCCCCACCACCACAGAAGGTGGGGAAAAGCTGGCGGGTGGAATTGGACGCTCGCTTTGTTGGAATGACGACAGCACCTGAGGTGAAAAAACAAGATCACCCGTTGTTGAGGAGAATTCTTGAAGATGGGCAGACCACGAAAACATAATGTAACTATACCGGGGCTTTCCCCTTATTTTGATTCCAGGACAAAAAAGGTTTACTGGCGTTATAAACATCCTGTTACTGGAAAATTCCATGGCTTAGGCACTGACGAAAGAGTCGCTAAAGAAATTGCGATAGAAGCTAACAGCCGTCTAGCTGAACAGCAGATGAGAAACATTCTTAAAATAAAAAGTGAGGTTAATAAACACATTGGTGGTTCAGCAACAGTGTCTGAATTCACCCCTCGTTATTTAAAAATCCAGCAAGAGAGATATGATCGAGGTGAAATAAAACTCAACACTCTAAAACAGAAATACTCACCTCTAAAAGTTTTTGAAGAACAACTTGGTATGAAACCTCTCGATCAAATTACAGTAAAGGATATTGTAGGTATCCTGGAAGAATATAAGGAAAAGGGTCATAACCGTATGGGGCAAATATTCAGGAAGGTCGCTATTGATGTCTTTGCAGAAGCCCAGCAGGTTGGCGACGTTCCCGTCGGCTTCAACCCAGCAGAAGCTGCAAAAAAACCTCACGTCAAAATTACGCGCCAACGATTAACTTTCGAGGAGTGGGAGTTAATCTATACTGCGGCGAAGAAAGATCATTATTTTCTTCAGAAAGGGATGCTTCTTGCTCTGGTAACAGGTCAACGCCTGTCTGATATTTGCAACATGAAATTTACCGATATTGAAGATAACCATCTACTTGTCGAACAGGCCAAAACAGGTGCAAAAATCGCGATACCGCTCGCCCTGCGATGCAACCAACTCGATATCAGTCTGGGTGAAGTTATTTCTCTGTGTAGGGATCAGGTGCTTAGCCAGTATTTACTTCACCATCACCACGCCAAAGGAAAGGCAAAACGTGGTGGGAAGGTGCAGCCGGCAACTTTAACAGTGGCATTCAGTAGAGCAAGAGACGAAGTTGAATATGAGTGGGGAAAAAATGGAACCCCTCCCAGTTTTCATGAGCAACGATCTCTGTCTGAACGTCTTTACCGAGAACAAGGCGTAAACACTCAGATCCTGCTCGGTCATACGAGCAAAACAATGACCGACAGATACAATGATTCACGCGGAAAAGAGTGGAAAAAACTGGTCATATAA